CCAAGCAGGCCCTGCTGTTGTTGCTGTTGACGGCGAAGAGACTGACACTCAGTTCTCTGGCAAAGCAGGTCTGGGTATCCCCGTTTCGGATGCACTGAGTGCATATGGCGAGGTTTCCTTCCTGACTGCAGAAGACGAAGATGATTTCGGTCTGGGCGGTAAGCTGGGTCTGAAGTACAACTTCTGATTGTAGAGTAGACAATCAATATCTAGATGCTATACTGGGGTGCGACGGCACCCCTTTTTTTATGAAAAAAATTCTGCTTTCATCAGTTACCCATTTTAATTTAATGTTAGTGGGTATTTTAATTTTCATAGGAGTGCTACATGAACACACTCATCACACCATGAAACAGGATGTGCATGGGGTTGTCAAACAATTTTGTAGAGAAAATCCTGACACTTGCATCAGTTATGGTAACAACGATTACTGAGGGCGTATTTATAAGGGGTTGACAGAAATCGTTACATTACTATATAATATGTAAAGTTACGAAACATGAAGTAAATGACTCGCTCCGGTACTGTGACAATTGAAGACGGTGGACGCACAAATTTATTTGCTAGAGAACCTCAGATGGTTGTAGAATCCTACAATCGTAAGGGTTTGGAGTCCCCACAACAATATGCAGAGACCTATAATGGTCGTTGGGCTATGATGGGAATCGTTTCTGGTTTCATCTCATATGCCATCACCGGCAACTTCTTCTTCGGCATCTTCTGATGACTGAAGCAATTTTCACCATTACAAGTATTGCCTTCTTCGTACTTCTGTCCTATTCTGTAGAACAACTTTCTGAGACTTATTGATGATTGAACTTTTGACGCAAACCGAATTCTCTTGGGCTGCCAACCATACTATTGCTGAGTTCCTTGCAGGGTATATCTTTGGCGCTGCTCTTATTATCGGAGCACCAGCAATCTTCTTTCTGCTTGCCTTCATGTCAGCACTTCAAAATACGAAGGGCCGTATGGTAGGATATAAAGACCATAAAACTTATGGCGATTCTACTATATACGAGGTAAACCGAACCACTTGATATGCCTGACCCAGATGCTCTTTGGAAAGATATTCAGAAGTTAGATGACATGTATGAAGAGTTACTATGGCATCCAGACGATGAATTACAATTCACTCATGATGGTGAAAAAATAATCATAACAAACAAAACACTACAGGAAAAAAACGATGTTTAATGAATCAGCAGAAAAATTGAATGGACGTGCAGCGATGATCGGTTTCGTTGCCGCTGTGGGATCTTACCTTGCAACTGGTCAAGTCATCCCAGGTTTGTGGTGAACGACATGTTAGTCATAGCAGCTTCCATGATCGGAGGGTTTATATTTGCAGCCCTGTTGAGTGATGGAAACTTTGATGATGACGACGGTCCAGGTGGTGGTTTGATGCAACCAAATTATGCATCTTCTAACTCATAAGATTATGACTTATAACTGGACCTTACTTCAAACACTTATCTTTATCATCACCCCTTTCTTTGTAATGCTTGCTTTGTCAAGTGATGATAAGAATGATGGAGGACCACCTGACGGAGGGATAATGACGCCAGTTTATGCACCGTCACCCTCTTGACACCCACAACTTAATACTCTATAATATTGGGGCAAACAAACGCCCCTTTTTTTATGCTTGCTACAATTCTTGCATTATCGGCAATCGATTATGATCACCTAGCAAGGACGATTCAGGTCGAAGCAGCGAGGGGAACGATGGACGAATACTGTGTAGCTGTATCCGTCCTGAACCGTGTTCGTTCTCCTTATTACCCCAATACGGTTGCTAGTGTGGTGTATGCCCCTGGACAATATGAGGGTTTCACCAAATGGCGACCAGTTGCTAACCCTGCCCTTGTAAATAGACTTAAGTCCGTTGAAGGTCGTGCAAACCTTCTAAAGGCATATAGCATCATCGGAGATCGAACTGACTTCAAAGGTCAAAGTCAACTCAGACACAGGGTTGCATCTGAAGACCCGATGTGTCATACTAAAGGAAACTTCTACCACTACTTCTGGCAGACATGATCAAACAAATCATCAATAAACTTTTCTCTCAAAAAATTTCTGAGGAAGACATCGAGTGTGCTATTGATGAAAACACTATAGAGTGTAATCATTTGGATGATGATCAGGAAAAGGCATACGTTGGTGTTCCTGCTCCTATCTTGAACCCTGTCGATGAGTGGTTTGCATCTCCGTATGGATGCCCTCCTGCTATCACTGAAAAACAACAAGATTATATGATACAAGAAGCAGAGATCAAGAAACAAGAAGCAGAGAATCGTCAGTATTGGACGAAAGAATCTGCTAACATCCATCAAGAAATGTATGATCTAGCAACCAAGAGTGGTGCTACTACTATTCAACTTGATCCCATCGGTGGATCTGAGAACTTCCAAGGGGGTTCAGAGAATGTCCATCGATGACTGGCGATACAGTGACCAGAAAATGAAGGTCAGAGAGCAAGCACTTACGGTGCTTCTTTCAAGATACGGTGGAGAAATGGAGGAAGGTCAACCTAAATACTCCAGTCAATCAATCTACGAGTGTGTTCAGGATTGGGTCTCTCAAGGCAACATGAACACTGCGGGGATTGTAAAATATTACGAGGCTTATTATGCAAAAGGTAATTAATGTATTAGCAGTTCTATCATTTTTAGGAACTGCTGGTATCATCGGTGGAGGAACAGTTGTTTATCTCCGTCGTGACGCTATCGCTGAAAGTGTCAAAGAGCGTGTTACTAAAGCAGCAACAGAAGCGATTGCAGAAGCACTTCCTGGAATGATGGATGCAGCTCTGCCTGAACTTCCTGCTGCTACTGGTGGTGCCATTCCTTCTACAGGCGGTGCTGCTCTTCCATTTTGATAATCCATTATGAAAAAAATTATTGCGTCCCTGGTTGCTGCGGCAGCGGTTGCCCTACCTGCCCATTCAGACCCAATCACGGAAGATGAGTTCTTCACTCCTCATGCTCAGGGGTGTATGTTGCTCCAAGAGTGTACCGATCATGTCCAAGAACTCAAAACAGTTTCCGACCTTAACAAGCATGAGGAACTGGCTGATATTGATTATAGTATTGTTGCTGATGAGTTTAACTCTCTCGTCCGATCACTTAATGCGGTCGGAGCTAAGGTTTTTCTAGCAGACATGCGATACTTCCCTATTGGTCATCGTGGTGTCTATCATACTGTGAGTAACAACTTCTTTCTGAATGTTGCTCACATGCATCGTCCTGGTACTATGATGTCAGTGATGCGTCATGAAGGATGGCACGCTGCACAGGATTGTATGGCAGGAACAATCGATAATAACTTCATTGCTATTATTAGAAACCAAGAAGATGTCCCAAGGATGTATCAAGCGATTGCAAAGAGTGCTTATCAGTCTCAACCAGAGGCAATCCCCTGGGAGAAAGAAGCATACTGGGCAGGTCATACTGAGGGTATGACTGCAGCAGCACTCAAGTCCTGTGCAGCAGGCACTATGTGGACTGACTATGAACCCACACCTATGACCCGTGAGTGGTTGGTAGAAAATGGATTTTTGTCTAAATAATATCACCCGCATAAGTTGGGTAACCAGCCAAGATAAACTCTTTGACAACCTCCTTCAGCATTGCTATGTTGAGTTTATTGTTGGAAAACAAACATTCACATATGACATCTTTAACTAGGGATGTATTAATAAAGTCCATTGTTGCCGACGAGATGGTCGGTGCCGGAGGGACACAATACATCGACCATTTAAAAAATGCATATCATAAGTGGGAGCATCAATCAAGTGATGCTCTTTGTAAAAGATACAATAGCATCAGGCATACGAACATCTCAGTAGAAAACCTTAATCCCTAAATAAAGGAGCCTTCGTCTGTGACTCATGCCCGAAGAAGTAAAGAAGGAAGAATCTAAAAAGAAAGGTCCTATTGGTAGACTCAGAGATAAAGTTGAGGATGCTGATGAACAACTAGCAGTTCTCAGCACATTGGTAAGATTAGGTATTCTAGTTTGGTCTGGTGGTATTCTCACACTAAACTATGTGACTATCCCTGGATTGCCTCAACAAAAAATCGATCCAACTTTTATAGCTAGTGTGTTTACTGGGGTTTTAGCTACGTTTGGGGTTCAGACAGCGAAGAAATCTGGTGATGGCACTATGAAAATGAACGGAAATGGTGCTGCCTCTGCTGGTGGTCCTGGTGCAATCACAAAGGCAGATCTTGAGAAACTCATTGCTGCTGCCTCTCAGACTGCACCCTCTCAAACCATTAGAGTTGAGCAGGGACCAATCAAAATCGTAACAGATTCAGATCAACCTCCATATAAAATGTGATATGAAACCTTACCTCAAATGGACCGCTATCAGTGTTGGTAGTGTCGTAGCGATTGCACACATCGGTGTCTTGGGGCATTTGATTAGACGACAACCTGAGAGCGTTATTCAAGTTCCAACTATTAATATTCCACGAGGCACCCCTTATTCTTCATATAAGATTGAAGCAGGTAAGGACGGTTATACAATTGAATATAAAGCCAACGATCCTAAAGTTCTTGAGTCGCAAAGATCACTTGATCTCAATAAAAGTCAGAGTGGTTTCTTTGGTGGTAAAAAATATGAGGATCGCAGAGAGTATCGTCAAGATCAATACACCATGGAAGGTGTAAGGAACATGGGAGGTGCCTCTTTGCCTGGCGAGGGAAAGTCTGCGGGCGACGTAGAGTGCATCGTGGCGGACGCTGGAGCACGGTCACAAGGTGCAATGGCAGGAACCGCGATTAGCACTGGACTCCTGGCACCTGCCGTCATGAATGTCCCTTATGTTGGATGGTTGGCTGC